ATGAAGTACGAAGAAATAATGGCGTGCATTCAGGATATCAACGGCCCGTGGAGCAATGCCGCCTGCCTAGGCTACTGCCGGATGGCAATGCAGAACGCCGGAGTAGACGAGTGTACCCAGCGGAAGGTTCTGCGGGAACTGAAATCCTGTTTTGATCTGGTGAGCGTGGAAGAAGCGGCACAGGCTGGCTGAGAAAGGAGAAGACCATGGACCGTTATATGATCGTGATCCCGGCGAAGAACCGGGCATTCAACATGAAGTGTGATGATGGTGACAGCATGAAGCTGGAGACCCTGCAGAAGCTGGTGGGCGGGCCGATCGAGCCGGTAAACAGCGTTCTGAGCGCCGAGTGGGCGCGGGAGAAGAACGTGGACGGCATTCTGCTGCTGGTGAACGAGGAAGGGCTGATGAAGGAGCGCCCCCTGACGAACCAGCGCGCCAGTGAGATGACGGCGGCAGAGCTGGTGGGCCCGGCAGTCGTGGCCGCAAAGCGCGGCGATGAGCTGATCGGCTTTGCAAAGCCTGTGGTGGACACCATTTGCGCCGAGTGGCTGTGAGGTGCTGCCATGGGCCGAAAGCAGAAACTGCCCTTTGAGCACTGGCAAATTATTGAATTGCTGCACATCGCACAGGACTTTTACTCAAAACCGGAGAATGAGACTGCGTTTCAAGAGTGGAAGGCGGCCAGAGATGCGAGAAAAGCAAAAAGGCCCGCCGGTGCGGGAACACCGACGAGCCAACCAGGGTGATGGTTTTTGACTGCCCATCACCAGAAGTTTAACACAGAGTGGGAGGATTTGCAAATGAAAAAGAAGATCACGGGCAGCGTGCTGAGCGCCGGTGCCATTGTGCTGGGACTAGCTGCCGCAGGGTGCGGCGGGGCCATTGAGAACGCGGCCAACGGCTGGGAAATGCTGGGCTACACGCTGCTGGCCATCGTGCTGGGATGTGCAGCCCTGGCGCTGGCCGGGCTGGGCCTGGTGGCAGAGCAGCGGAAGGAGCCGCAGAAGATCCACAAGGTACCGGAGAACACGGTGAAGAAAGCCGTCTGCGGCAGAAAGGTGGGGTAATCGTGGTACGGATTGAAATTAAAAAGACGGTCAAGGGTCAGATGATGCTGGCTATGGAAGCTGAGCACGAGGAACTGGAAGAAGTACTGATGTGCGCTGCCCGGTGTTTTGTGGGAACGGCCCGGAAATTGTGCGGCCCGATTTCTGCCAGCCAGGAATTTGCCGATGAAGCGGCAAGGCTGATCAAAGACCTGCTGATGGATACGGAAGGCTTTAAGGTGACCGAAGGGTACAGCGGCAAAGAAGCAAAATTTATTGCCGCGCTGAACGGTATGAATGCGGGGAAACAGAAATGACGCTGGAAGAGTACAAGAACATTTTGATTACCGGGACACCGAGTGACCGGGCGCGGGCTATTGCCGAGGCCGGGAACGACAGGAGCCTGACCGACGAGGAGTTCCACGAGCTGACGGCCATGATCAAGGGCGTTGTGCGGCCCGGGCGGCGGAAGATGACCCCGGACGAGGCAAAGCTCTGGGCCGAGGTGAGCCGGATCAACACCCGGTTGAAGGACGAGATGGTGAACGCGGGCTTTGCGGTGCGGGCCCTGCCCGGCGACCTGCAGGAGGATGCAATCAACGTTCTTTCCCGTACGGTGAGCGGGATGCTGGGCGACCTGACCGCCATGATGGCCGAGACCGGGGAGCCGTGAGATGGACGGCACCCAGTGTGTACATGTGTTTGAGATCACCCGGAGCCGGTGCCTGAGCTGTGCAGGCCGGAACCGGGCGTGCGGGGAATATGAAGAACGGAGAAGTTACCATGAAAACAAAGATGAGCCTTTCGGCGGAGATGGACCTGACCCAGGACAGCGTGGTGCAGCTGACCTGCTGGTGCGGGCAGATCGCCTTACATGAGCTGTGGGGGCTGGGCCGCACCCGGCTTGACCGGATCACCAGACGGAAGGAGCTGCTGGGCAGCCTGAAGGGCACGGAGGTGAAAGTGTGACCACCTATATCTGCAAATGCGGACGGCGAGTGAAGAAATCCACCGATGCCAGTACCACTGGAAACCGCCTATCTGGTTACGCACCCGGCCATGAGTGCTGGGGATGCCCCTATGCCATGCCATACGGAGACTTTCAATGGGATGAAAGTGCTAGAACTGTCAGCCGGGAGACTCGGGGCTACGAGTGCCGGATGAGCAAGACCCTCACTTATACGTCAGAGTTCGCTGGCTCTATCAAGGATAAATGCACCTGTCGAGTGCATAGTCTGGACTTCGACTTTCTGTCTCAGGTCTCCGCATGGATCAAAGACACTTATCCAGACAGAGAGATTTTCGGCTCATTCTCCAAAGATATTCGTGCATCGGACTATGGGTCTGACGGGCGCTATTGCCTGACAATCACATGCACTCAGAATCTGAAAGGTGTTGCCGCAAAAAGAGAGCTGTTTGGCCAGTTTTTCAATCCGGATGGAAGCCGCAAGGACATGACACCGCAGCAGGAAATGGAAAAGATTCTTGCCGACATCAAAAAAGCAAAGGAGATTCTCTCATGTGTATCTGCCCCGAATATGGAAGCTGCTGCGACTACAGACACCCCTGCTGTGATGACTGCCTCTGCCACGGCGGTAACGCCGACCATCTCGAAGAGCGGGGCGGATGCAAACGCATCGACCCCCGCGACATCCCTGCAGAACTGCGAGTCGGCCCCCGTCGCATCGGTGGACGGTTCTTCTGTGCCGACTCCTTCGGCCCCCAGCTTTGACTTCTCTCCCTTGGGGGAGCTGTCCGGGCAGGCCGCCGAGGCCGACCAGCAGTTTGATCTTCACTATGGAGCAGCTCAAGACGAATACCTCATCTCTTGCATCTATCTGGCCCGCATCCATGCTCTGACGGCCAAAGCCGGGCGGTATGGCGGCGGCACATGGACAAAGTGGTACGAGAGCAAGGGCTTGAGCCATGGCAGTGTGACCAAAATGGTTCAGAATGGTGAGGCTTTTAATTCGTCAACAGTTGACGAATTAAAACAGCTCCCCGAGCTGACCCGCAAAGACCTGAACCTGATCGCCCGCAGTGGCTGCGCCGAGCAGGTCGTGGCCGCTGGTGGTGACAGCCAGCGTGTGCAGGCCCTTTTGGCCCAGATCAAAGCCGAGAAAGAACGCGCCGATGCTGCCGAAACCCGCGAGGAAGAGGCGCGGAAAGCTGCACACGAGTACCACGAAAAGTACGAGGAAGCCGCTGCCATGCGGGCAACGCTGCTGGATCAGCAGGGTGTCTACATTGCCGATATTGACGGCCTAAAAAAACAGAACGCAAAGCTCCAGCAGAGCTACCACGATGTATACGAGAGCCGCATTGTGGCCAACCTCCAGCGCCAGAAAGCCGAAGCTGAACGCGACAGGGCCGAAGAGCGAGCAAAAAATGCCGAAGACGCTTTGAAAAAACAACCCATCACGGCGGTGGTGGACAAAGAGGAAGTGACCCGACAGGCCAGAAAGCTTTTTGCCGATATGGCAGATGAAGAAGTGGATCGCCGGGCACACCAGCAGGCATACAGCATTGCGGCTGACATGACGGAAGAGCTGAAGACCGACAAGGCCAGGCTGCAGAAGAACATGGACGAGCTGAAGCAACAGCTTGCTGAGGCGCAGGCTGTGGTTCCGGCTGATCGGATCGCCGATAAGGAGACCGCCGACAGCTGTTACCTGAACATTAATGGCATCTGGGGCATGGCCCTGCCCTCGTTCCGGCGGCTCGTCGGTACCGGCGAGGACTTCAACCACGCCGCGGGCAACCTGCTCCAGCTGTGTGACCACATCCACGAAGAGCTGGTCAAAATGACCATCGCCAACGATAAGGAGACACTGTATGACTAACGAACTGACTGTCCGGGTGGAGCACCCAGTGTGTACATGTGTTTGAGATCACCCGGAGCCGGTGCCTGAGCTGTGGGGGCCGGAACCGGGCGTGCGGGGAATATGAAGAACGGAGAAGTTACCATGAAAACAAAGATGAGCCTTTCGGCGGAGATGGACCTGACCCAGGACAGCGTAGTGCAGCTGACCTGCTGGTGCGGGCAGATCGCCTTACATGAGCTGTGGGGGCTGGGCCGCACCCGGCTTGACCGGATCACCAGACGGAAGGAGCTGCTGGGCAGCCAGAGCCTGGCTGTGGTGATGCAGCCAGACAAGAACGGGATGCCCCAGACGGAGAAGGCCCGGCGGCTGCGGGCGGAGGCGATCCCCAAGGGCGTGCCGACGGAATTCCGGGTGCCTGCGTTGCGGACACCCCGCACCCGGCGGGAGCAGCAGCTGAAAATGGTGGGCGACCGGGCAGCGACCATGGCCTGGCAGCTGATGGCGCTGGCCTGTGTGCAGGAGCTGGGGTTTGGAGCAGATCGGCTGAACCGACTGTATGCAGAGATGCGCCACAACTACGAGCAGCTGAATGAGTGGGGCAAGACGGACGGGCTGGACGTGGCCATGGAAAAGCTGCGGCGCTGCGCCTGCGATGCCTTGCAGACTGAGGACATCGTGGTGGAGAACGTGGACGATGAAAAGACAGTGCAGACCCTGAGCCGAAGCTACAAGGAGCAGGAAACAGAGTTTCTGAAGCGGGCCGTGATGATGGCAGCGGGCCGCAAGGCCTGCCGCCAGAGCCTGAATGTGCTGAACGAAGAGAGCGTTCGGCAGAAATGTGCGGATGCCATGGCAGCGGCTACCGGAAGCAACCTCTCACCGCTGCGGTCTGGCTATGCCAGCGCCTTGCAGAGCTCCCCTGATATGGGAGCCAAGGATCAAGGAGGACGATAAGATGCAGAGTGGATGCAGATGGGTATACACCCTGATGGACTGGGACACCGGCGAGGTGGTGGCCAAGGGCACCAGCGTGGAGCTGGTGGAGCAGGGATATTTTCCCGATGTGAACAAGCTGAGCAGCGTTTGGAATAATCTGGAAAAGTGCAAGAACCCAAGCCCGAAGAACTACCGGTGGAAGATGGAGCGGAAGAGCACCAAAGACGACCGGGTGGAGAGGGCCCGGGCAGAGGGCCTGAGCGCGGACGAGCGGGCCGAGACCCGGATGGTGCGGGTGTACAGCTGCTACGGTGCGGACGGCACCCTGCTGGGCAAGGGCACGGCGGCAGAGCTGAAGGACAAGGGATTGTTTGGCAGCGAGGGCACGGTGCACGAGTGCTACCGCAAGCGGGGCGGCGTGTACAAGCCCGGCGGCGTTACGCGGATGGAGATGGAGCTGTGCCAGAAACGGATCCGGCACCCCATGAAGCTGCCGGATCAGCCAGCAAAGGTGAAGCGCAAGCCCATTGGCGGCGTGATCGACCCCAGCGCCCTGGCCTACGACGTGCACGATCTGATGATCTACAACGAGAAGGCCCGGAAAATTGGAAAGCCGGAACTGACCTACGGATACTGGGCGGAAAAAGGAAAGCCCGCCACGCCTTAAACACATGAATCTATTATGAAGAGCAACGGATACGATGGACCTGACACGTCCACCGTATCCGTTACGTTTCATAATACCTTTATAAAGAAAGAGGGGGAAGGGCCCTCTTTTGGGAGCTAGTATACCCGTTATTTCTGTGACGGTGGGGTCACGGGAAAGAGACTATCAGCAGAAAGTGAAAGCCAGCAGGAGGGCACCGGGATGCGATGTAACTACATCCGAGAGAAAAAATACCAGTGCGGGGATGACTACATGGCAGTCGGAGTGTTCTCCATCATCCCCCAGGAACACCGGGGCCGGGGCAAGAAGCGGAAGGAATCCAGCGAGGGGCAGAAGGCGAAGAACAAAATGGATTCCCTGCGCAAGCGCCAGAGAAAGGCGCTGACAAATTTCAGTCCGGCGGGAATGTTCCTGACCGGTACATACGAGGATCCATTTCTGCCGGAGGACATTCTGGTCTGCCGGAGAGACGTGGAGAACTACAAGCGGCGGGTGATGGCGGCCACCTGCAAGCGGTTCGGGGCAAGGCGGGAGGACATCCGCCTGATGCTGGTGGCGGTGCGCAAGGGAGAAACAGGACGGCTGCACATGCACGGTTTTGCGGAATGCCCGGGCCTGACCGCGGCCCAGCGCCGGGAGTGGCGGGAGATGCTGGAGGATCTGTGGCGGCGGCGTATCCCCGGCTCCAACGAGTTTGAGCCGCTGGGCACCATGAACGTGGATCGGATCGACATGAAAAAGCTGCTGGGCAAGAGTGGGCAGGGCGAATACGGCACAGTGGGCTACCTCTACGGCCACAAGGAGCGGCTGTGGGTGGAAACGGCCAACCTGCGCCCGGCCATTGAGCAGGCCCCCAACGATGGCAGATGGAGCCGGAAACAGCTGCGGGCCGCCTGCGGGGAAAAGCAGAACGATGCCCAGTGGTGGGAGCAGCGGTTTCCCGGCTGGAAGATGGAAAAGTGCATCGTGCTGGAGCCAGGCGGGCTGCATGAGAGCCCGAAGCGGGAAGGAACCGGCTGGGAACGGCTGGAACCGCAATGCTATGTGATCCTGCGTCGGCGGGAGGCTGCGAAAGTTCGGGCCCCGCTTGCGGGGTCCATACGCAGTCGGAGCGAGTGAAGCCGGATGCTTGTGCCCGCGCAGCGGGCGTTCCCCGCAGGGGAAACTATCCGGCTGAGTGAGTGCAGACGGACGTGGAAGCTGTACGATGGAAACGCACTGCGCGGAGGCAGGGGACAGAGCCTTGCGAAACCTCGCACCTGACAGATAAAACACCGGTATTTTGCGCGTTATACCCATGCGAAAAGAGGGTGGAGCGGTGACAAAAGAGCAGAAGAAAGCGACCCGGCAGGCTCTGCGCCGATATGGCGAGGGGTCTGTTTGTGCTGCCTGGGCGCAGGTGATCGGGGCGGTGCTGGCCTGGTACGACCGCAATGACCCGGTATGCGCCCAGCTGCTGCGGCTGCGCTACCTGCAAGGTCTGCCAGAGGAAAAGGTGATCGCCCGGCTGTATGTGGGGCGAACGACCTACTACACCAAAGAGCTGGAAGCCCTGAGCACCGTGGCAGTGTGTGCAGCGGATGCAGGGCTGCTGCCCGGCGGGCAAATGTCCGGGGTAGTTGCAGCCGGCGGGGCGTGATAGGCTATTTGCAAAGGCAGGTGAGAGAGTTGGCGAAAAAGCGGGCGTACTGCAAGAATACCGTGAAGGGAAAACAGCGGGGAAAGAAATACCAGGCGGCGTTCCGGGCAGAGGTGGTAATGGCCATGCTGGGCTCCAACTCCATCTGCGCTGTGGCGAAGAAGTACGGCGTGCCGGAATCGACCATCCGCAGCTGGATGAGCGAGGAGGCAGGCCGCAGTGATGCCTTTGCAAAGGCCCGGCAGGAAGCCGCGCGAGAGATCGCCATCCGGGCAAGCCTGGGGGTACGGGCACAGGTGACCTTTTTGCAGGGCCGGGCCGCCGAGAGCCAGCGGGCGGCGCAGATCACGGAGAGGCTGCACCGGCGTTTGGACGAGGACACCCGGGCCCGTGACTTTGCCGTGGGCACCCTGCTGAAGGACGACCCGGAGGAGCTGGCGGATGCCACCGAGACCGGGCTTGTGGTGTATGCCAGCCCGGGCAGCTACGACAGGCAGCTGGATGACACGGAACGCAGGCGGCTGAACGCCGAACTGGAGCGGTACGAGGGCCGGGTGATGAGCGACAAGAACGCGGCCGGTGTGGCCAAGGTGCTGATGGAAGTGGCAGAAAAGGCTGCTGCCATGGCCCCGGCGGAGAACACCGACAGCGAGAGCGGCCCGCCGATGGTGGAGATCGCGGCAGCCAGTGAGACGGACGGTCAGCAGGAGGTGGAAGTGGATGGCGGCACAGAGGATGCGTGACGGCAGACCGGTGATCTGGTCACCACAGCCCGCCCAGGCACGGTTCATGCAGCGCACCGAGAACGAAGTGCTGTATGGCGGGGCCGCAGGCGGCGGAAAGAGCGACGCGCTGGTGATCGAGGCCCTGCGGCAGGTGGAAATCCCACACTACCGGGGGCTCATCATCCGAAAGACGTTTCCCCAGCTGCGGGAGCTCATTGACAAGACCATGCGGTATTACAAGCCGGTTTTCCCAAAAGCCCGGTACAACAGCAGCACCCACTGCTGGACCTTCCCCAGCGGGGCAAAGATCTATTTTGGCAGCCTGAACCACGCCCAGGACAAGTACAACTATCAGGGCCAGGCCTACGACTTTATCGGCTTTGATGAGCTGACCCATTTCACATGGGAAGAGTACAGCTACCTGTTGAGCCGAAACCGACCCAACGGCCCCGATACCCGGGTCTACACCCGGGCCACGGCCAACCCCGGCGGCATCGGCCACGGATGGGTGAAGGCGAGGTTCGTCAGCCCGGCCCCGCCCGGCACCCGGATGGTGCAGATGGTAAAGGCCAGGGCTCCGGACGGACGGGAGATCGTGCAGCGCCGGACCCGCATCTTTATCCCCAGCACCGTGTTTGACAACGCGGCCCTGCTGGAAAATGACCCGGGCTACCTGGGCACGCTGGCAGCCTTACCGGAAGCGGAGAAGAAAGCCCTGCTCTACGGCGACTGGGACAGCTTTACCGGGCAGGTGTTCACCGAGTGGAAGAACGACCCGGCCCACTACGACGACCAGCGGTGGACACATGTGATCCGCCCGTTCCGCATCCCGGGACACTGGAAGATCTGGCGGGGGTACGATTTCGGCTACTCGAAGCCCTTTTCCGTGGGGTGGTATGCGGCGGACGAAGAGGGCAGGCTTTACCGCATCCGGGAGCTGTACGGCTGCACCGGGACCCCCAACGAGGGCATCAAAGCTGACCCTGTGAAGCAGGCAAGGATGATCCGGGAAGCAGAAGAGAACGACCCCATGCTCCGGGGCCGCACCATTCTGGGCGTGGCAGACCCGGCCATCTTCAACGAGAGCCAGGGCGAGAGCATTGCTGCCATGCAGGAAAAGAACCCGAACTTTCTGCACTGGGCTCCCGGCGACCACACCCGGCTGGCGGGCAAGATGCAGTTCCACTACCGGCTGGCGTTCCAGGCGGACGGGCGGCCCATGCTGCAGGTGTTCAACACCTGCAAGCACTTTATCCGCACCATCCCGAACCTGGTATACAGCGAGAGCAACGTGGAGGACATTGACACCGACCAAGAGGATCACATCTACGACGAGTGCCGGTATGTGCTGATGGAGAATCCCCTCAGCCCGCCCCGGACAGAGCCGGTGCAGCCCATGCCGGATGACCCGCTGGAGCTGGGGAAGAAAGCGAGGTTTTTTAGAGTATGACCGACGTGATCGGCACAGAGCAGGTGGCGAAGGCCACGGCGCTGTTACAGAGATACAAGACCGGCAAGGCGGCGCTGGACAAGCGGATCGTGGATAACGAGCTGTGGTTCCGGATGCAGCACTGGGCCAACTACAAAAACGAGATGATGGAGGGCAAGCCCAAACCTTCCAGCGGGTGGCTGTTCAACAGCATTGCCAACAAGCACGCGGATGCCATGGACAACTACCCGGAACCCAACGTGCTGCCCCGGGCAGCGGACGACGAGCAGACCGCCAAGGTGCTTTCCAAGATCCTGCCGGTGCTGCTGGAACAGGCAGAATACGAGCAGGTGTACAGCGACACCTGGTGGCGCAAGCTCAAGCAGGGCACCGGCGTGAAGGGCATCTTCTGGGACCCGGGGTTACGGAACGGCGTGGGAGACATTTCCATCAAGAGCATGGATCTGCTGATGATGTACTGGGAGCCCGGCGTGATGGACATCCAGGACAGCCCCCACCTGTTCAGCCTGGCGGTGGCCGACAACGAACAGCTGAAGGCCCAGTACCCCCAGCTGGAAGGCCACACCGGCAGCACGCTGGAAGTGGCAAAGTACATCCACGACCAGAGCATTGACACCTCGGACAAGAGCGTGGTGGTGGACTGGTACTACAAAAAGGCCCGGGAGAACGGCCCGCCTCTGCTGCACTACTGCAAGTTCTGCAACGGCGTGGTGCTCTACGCCAGCGAGAACGACCCGGCCCTTGCTGACCGGGGATTCTACGACCACGGCAAGTACCCCTTTGTGTTCGATACCCTGTTCGTGGAAGAGGACAGCCCGGCGGGCTTTGGGTACATCGACGTGATGAAGGACACCCAGACCGCCATTGACGAAATGAACGCAGCCATGGACGAGAACGTGAAGCTTTCGGCCAAGGCGCGGTACATCATCCAGGACGGTGCGGGCATCAACGAGAAGGAGCTGGCCGATTTCGGCAAGGACATCGTCCACGCGGCGGGGCGGGTGACGGACGAGACCCTGCGGCCCTTACAGACAGCGGGGCTGGCGGGCAACCTGATCACCTACCGGGACGCGAGAGTGGCGGAGCTGAAGGAGATCAGCGGCAACCGGGATGTTTCCCAGGGCGGCACCACCAGCGGCCTGACCGCGGCTTCTGCCATTGCGGCGCTGCAGGAGGCTGGCTCGAAGCTCTCCCGTGATATGCTGAAAAGCGCTTACCGGGCCTTTGCAAAGGAGTGCTATTTCATCATCGACCTGATGCGGCAGTTCTACGACGAAAGCCGGGTCTACCGCATTACCGGCGACAGCGGCCAGCCGGAGTATGTACAGTTCTCCGGGGCAATGCTGCAGCCCCAGCCGGGTGGCATGATCGGCGGGGTGGAGCTGGGCAGCCACGAGCCGGTGTTTGACATCACGGTATCGGCTGCCAAGAAGAGCACCTTCAGCCGCCTTTCCCAGAACGAGACGGCAAAGGAGTGCTACCAGATGGGGCTGTTTGCCCCGGCCAACGCTGACGCGGCGCTGGCGGTGCTGGACATGATGGACTTTGAGGGCATCGAAAAGGTGCGGGAACGGGTGCAGCAGAACGGTACCCTGTACACCCAGCTGCAGCAGGCCATGGAGCAGCTGCAGAAGCTGAGCGCCATCATTGACCAGCAGAACGGCACCAACATGAGCGCCATGGCCGGGGCCGCTGCACAGGCGGCCGGAACCACGGGCGGCGGCAGCGGCGGACAGACCACCGCAAAGACGGCGACCAACGGCCTGGGGGCTGTGGTGGGCGGCGGAGGCAACAGCCTGGCCACCCAGGCGGCAAAGCGGGCCATGAACGTGAATAATCCGAATAAATGACCCTCTCAACGCGCAATGCGTCTGACGACGCAGTTGCTTGCAGCTCCCCCGAAGAGCAACGGCGACGACCGCCGCCAGTGGCGGATTGAGGGAGGAGCTGTTGGGGCCGCGGCCAGCAAGACACAAGCACAATACTTTGTGCGAAGTGGATGCTGGGAGCCGCAACCCGATAGCTCTGCTTAGAGGAAATTTTGGAAGGAGCGATAGAATGATCCAGATCACTTACAACGAGATGGGAGACATGATGTTCCTGCGGGCCGAGGGGCACGCGGAGTTTGCACCCAAGGGGCAGGACATTGTATGTGCTGCCGTGAGCGCGCTGATGCAGACGCTGGCCTACAGTCTGGACAGCGGGACCGTGACCTGTGCCGATGACAGGAACCTGATGGTGGTACAGGCAAAGCAGGGCACTGACAGCCTGGCAAAATTTGAGCTGGTGACAGACGGTCTGATCCTGCTGGCGGATGCCTACCCGGAGCATGTGCGGTACATCAACCTGCACGCAGACAAGGCGGATGCGATTGATTTGCAGCTCTTTGCAGACGGGGGAACAGGTGCCAACGGGGACGGAACCTCTCAGTCCGCTGGCGCGGACAGCTCTCCCAACGGGAGAGCCAACGCATCTGCAGGGGCAGCGAATGGGGAAGGCAATGCCATTGAGCTGCCTGCCCTGCGGCCGGCAGAAGAGCGGCTGGCCCGGCGGAGCGGGGTGCTGAAGCGGAGCAGCCGGGAAGAGGGCTCACCCTCTCAGTCGGCGCAGAGCGCCGCCAGCTCCCCCGAGGGGGGAGCCCTTGGCAGTGAGGAAAAGTCTGAGCTGGACGAGGAAGCGGCAGAGAACCAGAACGAAGTCGAGGGCAAGGACGGCGAGGAGAAGGGCGAAGGCAAGACCAAGAGCCCGGAGGAGCGGCGGAAAGCCTTTGGTGAGCTGCTGCGCGGAGAGTATGCCGACCTGACTGAGGAGCTGATGCAGAACGCCGTGACCGAAGCGACCCGGCGGCTGGAAGCAAGCCCGGCCATGAAGGGTCTGATGCAGGCGCTGCAGGAAAAGTACGGCACGGATGCCAACGACCTGGTGGCCCTGACAGAGGCTGTGCGGAACGGCGCGGTGAAAGACGATGCCTACTACGAGAAGCTGGCCATGGAGAAGGGCGTTTCCACCAGGACGGCCAGGGAGTTGGACAAGCTGGAAAGCCAGAACAAGCACCTGACCGAACAGCAGCAGATGATCCAGCAGATGGAACGACAGCGTGCCCAGCAGGCCCGCATTGCAGAGCTGCAGGCCGGATGGGACCGGGAAGCGGAGCAGCTGAAAGCCCAGTATCCCGACTTCAACATGGCTGAGGTGCTGGCGAACCCGGAGGTGGAGAAGATGATGCGGTCGGGCGTTTCTATGACAAACGCCTACCGCAGCGCCTACTTTGATCACATCCTGAAACAGCAGCAGGCCGCCACGGCCCGGCAGGTGGAGCAGGGTGTGGTGAACAGGATGCAGCAGCGCAACGCCCGGCCCGGCGAGAATGGCACCCGCCCCGGCGGCGCGGTGCAGACCAAGATCGACGTATCCCACATGAGCCGCAAGGAAATGGAAGAGATGGAGAAGCGGGTCATGCGGGGTGAAGTTATTACACTTTAACAGGAGGAAGCTATGAAAGACAAGACCATGAAGCTGGATCTGCAGATGTTTGCAACGGCCAGCACCCAGAACCAGAACACCACCGGCGCATCCGGCATGAGTGCCGAGATGAAAACCTTTTACGAGAAGCGCCTGATCGACCAGGCAGAGCCTGCCCTGGTGCATGACCAGTTCGGCGACCCGTATCCCATTCCGGCCAACGGCGGCAAGAACATTGAGTTCCGCAAGTATGACAGCCTGCCCAAGGCCACCACTCCGCTGACCGAGGGTGTGACCCCGGACGGCCAGACCATGAACGTTTCCACCGTTACCGCTGAAGTCAGGCAGTACGGCGGCTGGGTGCCCATTACCGACACGCTGCAGCTGACCTCCATTGACAACAACATCCTGCAGGCAACCAAGATCATTGCCAGCCAGGCGGGCCGCACCCTGGACACCATCGTGCGTGATGTGCTGGCGGGCGGCACCAATGTGATCTATGCGCCCAAGATCGGCGAAGGCGGCGCGGAGACCGCTGTGACCAGCCGCGCCACCCTGGACGCGACCTGCCAGCTGACCAGCGACCTGATCGCCCGTGCGGCCACCCAGCTGAAGGCCATGAACGCTGACCCCATCGGCACCAGCTTTGTGGGCATCATCCACCCTTATGTGGCCTATGAACTGCGCCGCGACCCGGACTGGATCGATGTGCACAAGTACGCCCAGCCGGACGAGATCTACAACGGCGAGATCGGCACGCTGCACGGTGTGCGCTTTGTGGAGACCAGCGAGGCAAAGATCTGGAAGGGCACCGGATGCCCGACGGGTCTGGCTGTGTTCAGCACCCTGATCCTGGGTGCCCACGCCTACGGTTCCACCGAGATCGAGGGTGGCGGCCTGGAGCACATCGTGAAGCAGCTGGGCTATGGTGACGACCCCCTGAACCAGCGTGCGTCTGTGGGCTGGAAGGCACACAAGACCGCTGAGCGCCTGGTGGAGCAGTACATGGTGCGCATTGAGAGCTGCAGCGCACGGTACAGCGCAACGGCTGAGGCGAACTAACCATGAGCCGCCGAACGGATTTGGAACTAAACCTCTCAGTCAGCGCTTTGGGCGCTGACAGCTCCCCTAGTAGGGGAGCCAAGTGTAGGAGTTCGGCGGAGGATAGAGTGATAGAAAGGAGCCGATAAAATGGCAGAAGCAAAGAAAAAGACTGAGACGATCCGGCTGTTTTCGGACGGCGGGAAGTACAAGGGTGACCTGTTCGTGAGCGTGAACGGTGTGAACTACCAGTTGCAGCGCGGCAAGAACATTGAGGTGCCCCCGGAGGTGGCGGAGGTCATCCGCCACAGCCAGGAACAGGACGACCAGACCGCTGCCCGCATGGAAGAGCTGGCGAATAAGTCGTAATTTTAACCCTCTCAGTGCGCAGTCCGGCATGGCCGGAGCTGCTTACAGCTCCCCCGAAGGGGGAGCCCTGCTTAGATGTATCCCCCCGGCCCGGCGGCACACGCTGTGCCGGGGGTTATTTGTTTGGAGGTCTTTTATGACAGTAGGAAAGGCAATCGAAACCGCTGACAAGCTGCGGCCCAACAACGGGTTTGACCGCGAGCTGAAGATCTTATGGCTGCGGCAGGCGGATGCGGGGTTGAGAAAGAGCGTGGTGGACAAGAGCGACACCACCGATTTTGATGCCGTGGGTGCGGATATTTTATACGACCGGGAGCAGGAACTTTTGCGGCAGGACGCGGAGCTGCTGCTGCCGGAGCCCTACGACAGCTACTATGCCCACTATCTGGCGGCCCAGATGGACGCGGCCCTGGGCGAGACCGACCGCTATGCCAACGAGATGCAGCTGGCCAACGAGAACCAGCAGGAGTTTGCAGCCTGGTGCAGGCACACCTACCTGCCCAGGATGGCCACGAAGTGGAGGTACTGAGATGGCACTGCCGAGTTTATACAGCATCTCGACGGGGAAGAGCATCCAGACGGCCTTTGGCGGCCTGAACGAAAGCTATGCCTGCGCCGAGGCAGAATTTACCGAGATGAAGAACTTTTCCAGCCGGGGATACCCCGCACTGCAGACCCGGACACCCCGGCGCACCATGCGGGCCATGGGCCGCTGCAACGGGATGTATCACCTGAACGGCCTGCTGCTGTGCGAGGGCACTACCCTGCGCTACACCGAGGACAGCGAGGACGACGTGGCCACCGCGGCTGCGGGCGGGGAGATCGTGCTGGAAAACGCCGTGACGGACAGCGAGAAAATTATGATCGGCATGGGCACGAAGATCCTGATCTGGCCGGATGCCAAGAGCTTTGACACGGCCACCGGAAAGCTGGAAGCCCTGAGTGCTGCATGGAGCCAGCCCGGCACGGTGACCATTGCCCCCTGCGACGCGGGCGGCAAGACCTACACCGTGAGCAGCGTGGGCACCACGGAACCTTCCGGCCCGGCGGACGGGACGCTGTTTCTGAAACAGAACTCCTCTTCCAGCAAGTGGGCCTATGTGAACGTGCTGGAACAGTACGATGCCAAGAGCGGCAAGTGGGCAGAGATCCTTTTGAACAGCGTGAAGATGACCCTGCCCGGGCTGGCCGCTGCGGGCTTCAAGAAGGGGGACACCATTACGGTGGAGCAGGTGCCCGGGCTGGTGGAAGAATATCTGGCCGAGGGCGTGAACGGCGAGGTGACCATTGAACAGATGGACGGGGACAGCATTGTGCTGACCGGCAGCCCAAAGACCGAGAGCACCCGCTATTACGGCAGCTTTACCGTGACGGCAGGCGGTACCACCTGGAAGAGCATGAACGGCAGCGAGAGCGCCACAGCGGGCGGTGCAGCCATTACCGCCCGGCGGCGGGTGCCCAGGCTGGAATATGTGACCGAGAACGCCAACCGGGTATGGGGCTGCAACAGCGAGGAGAATGTGATCTACAGCTGCAAGCTGGGCGACCCCACCAACTGGTACAGCTACCGGGGCATTGCTTCGGACAGTTACGCCGTGAACGTGGGCAGTGACGGCCCCTTTACCGGTGCAGCCACCTGTATGGGCTATGTGCTGTTCTTCAAGGAGAACTGTCTGCACAAGCTCTACGGCAGCCGCCCGGCGGACTATCAGCTGGTGAGCGTGCAGTGCCGGGGCGTGGCCAAGCAGGCAAGCAAGAGCATGTGCGTGCTGGCAGAGGTGCTGTACTACCTTTCCCCTGACGGCGTGATGGCCTGGGACGGCAGCCTGCCGGTGAAGATCAGCGGCGGACTGGACAACACCTGGCTGATGAACGTGCGCGGGGCGGTGGGCGGTGTGCTGGACACCCGGTATTACCTGCATCTGCGGGTGCCGGGCCGGAACGAGACCCGGCTGCTGGTCTACGACACCGAACGGCGGCTCTGGCACGAGGAGGACACGGCGGCAGAAGAGAATGCTTCCGGCTGGGCGATGTGCTCCACGGGGCGGCAGCTCTACCAGTGGGACGGCGTAAACCTGTGGGCCACCGAACCGGAACGGGAGGCCGACCGGGACACCGACACAGCAAAGGCGAATTTGGAACAGAAGGTGGGCTTTGAGGCTGTGAGCGGCGACATTGGGTTGAACATCCCGGCAGACAAGTACATCAACCGGGTGTTTCTGCGAGTGGATGCCCTGACGTACAGCGTTGTGGAGCTGCAGGCCAGCTATGAGGGCGGGGCCTGGGAGACGCTGGGCCAGGCAGCCGTTCTGAACAAATACACCCGGGTCAACCTGCCCTTTGTGCCGGAGCGGCACGACACCATGCGGCTGCGGATCAAGGGCACCGGGCAGATCGCGGTGCGGAGCATTGCGTTCAGCATGGCAGAGAGCCGGGGCAACCGGGTGGCCGGAGGGGAACCGAAGAGATAGCCCTGCTTAGGGGAAGGAGATTTTATATGGCAGATATTACGAGGCTTGGCGAGATCGCCATGCCGAAACTGAGTGAAAATATGGCCCCGGAGGACAGACGGAGCATCACCAACTACCTGATGCAGCTGCGGGACCAGATGATGTACATGATGCAGAACCTGGACGAGACGAACTTCAGCGACACCATGCGGGACAAGCTGGTGGCCATGGGGCTGAAGGTGGAGTAACCCTCTCAGCGCGCAATGCACCTGCGGTGCAGTTGCTTGCAGCTCCCCCGAAGGTGGAGCCCTGCTTAGAGGAATGCGAAGACGAAAGGAGACAGTGAGAAGATGGCAAGAGGAGAATGGTGGGAGTACCTGATTCCGGGCCACAATGTGGGGCTGATGGTAGGGGATGTGTATGACGGCATTACCGGCAACAGCGAAAAGAATGCGGGCACCGGCGTGTTTGGAACCAGAAAGAACGGTTCCAACAGCTACCAGTACGCCCAGAGCAATGACCGGGTGACCACGGCAAAGAACAATCTGGATTACATCAAAGGACAGAAGCCCGGAGAGTATCAGAGCGAGTACGGCAGCCAGATCAGCGGCACGCAGAGCCAGCTGGACAAGATGAACCGGGACGGCTTTTCTTACGACTACACCAAGGACGCAGCTTACCAGCAGTACAAGAACCAGTACACCCGGGGTGCGGAGCTGGCCAGCGAGAACGCTGCCGCCAATGCTTCGGCCCGCAGCGGCGGCTACGGCAACAGCTGGGGCACTTCCAGCGGGCAGACGGCCTACCAGAGCACCATGAACGGGCTTTCGGACGTGGCAGACAGCTTATACAACCAGGCCTACAACGAATATGCCACCAAGAAGAGTGATCTGAGCAGTCGGCTGAGCTCTTTGCAGCAGCAGGAAAAGCTGGCGCAGGATGCTTACAACACCCGCCTGAACAATTACTATGGCCAGCTGAACAGTGCTCAGACCGAATATGCCAACGCGGTGGGGGCCAACCAGAAGAAGGATGCGAACAACACCAACTTCTGGGGGAACGTTTTGCAGGTCGGCGCACAGCTGCTGCCGTGGGTGGTAAGAGCGTTTACCGGGATCTGAAGATCGGTGTGGGGGCCCTGGCATGGCGATGAGGTTTGCAGTGGACGAGTGAAGTTTTGTTTTGCGGGAAAATGGCGGGCCCTGCGACAGAGGGCAGAAAGAAGGGAACTTTATGTTATTTGATACCCTACGGAGAAAGAACCAGGCGGAACAGGAAGAGCGAGAATGGAACGCCAACCGCCCGGCGGACTATGTGAGCCGGAACAAGGACGCAATGGACAGTCTGACCGGGCAGATCGGCAGCGGGTTCGACTGGGACACCGGCAGCAAAGCCTACCAGCAGTACCGCGCCCAGGCCCAGGCCAATGCTGCCGCCAGCGCGGAGAACGCCCAGGCCAACGCGGCGATGCTGGCGGGCGGGTATGGCAGCAGCTACGCCGACAGCGTGGCAAAGCAGGGCCAGCAGCAGGCGCTGAGCGGCATTGACAATGCGGTACCCGGCCTGAGAGGCCAGGCAATGAGCGAATACCAGAACCAGCAGAACGACCTGCTGAGTGCCCTTTCCGGCATGGCCAACACCGAGGCGCTGGACCGCAGTGCCTACGGCAGCAACTTTGCCAACTACACGGCGTGGCAGAATTTCCTTGCCAACCAGAGCGAACAGGCCCGGAACGAGAACGACAATTACTGGAACAACCTCTGGAACACGGTAAAGAACATCGGCTCGGCGGCCCTGACAGCCTACGATGGGTACAAGGGGTACACCCAGCAGCAGTGGGAAAATGACTTTGCCCGGGAACAGTGGGAGTACAACAAGAACCGCACCGACCAGAGCGATGCCCTGAGTGCTTACCAGCAGGCGTTCAACCTGTACACCCAGGGCGCTGGTGATATATGCTCTAAGTGA